TTAACGCAAATTAAACTCTTTGATATATTTCAATACTGTCTTCTCACTCATTGACAGTTCTTTAGCGATCTTTCTAGCACCAATATCAGGATGGCTACTAAGTAATTTGCTAATCTCTTTAACGAGCATTTCTTTGCGTTCTGAGCTCCCTTTTCCAAGATGGAGGTTTTTATATGGGCCGAACCTTTCCTCGTCTCTACGAAGCGTTTTAGCACCTAAAGGAGATAGTTTAACTAACTCTGTGAAAGATATCTTTCGACCTTGTGCATTTATTAGATCTTGGGTTTGGTTGTACCGATCTCTTTGCTGTTCTAGTTTTTCGGCTTCCTGTTGAGCATTTGGAGGATCTAATTTGATTGGTACATCCCAGGGGATGCCATCAGGAGCAACTCTTAATCTAACTCTTAGAGTCTCAGAATTATCATCGTATATGGCTTTTTCAAACATATTACTTAACAGTTCTTGGAAATCACCTTCTTCGTAGTAACCTAAACTTTTAGCTCCATACGCCAAAGATCCAATTATAAGTTGTGAGTAACTCATTATTGAATTAAATGCATTCTGGTTCTTCCTTAAGAAATTTAACTTCTTAAGATTACTTTCGAAGATTTCTGATAGCTCATTTGTTTCATTCTCAATCTCTTGTTTATTTCGATCTAAAACTTCTTCAGTCCACTTTCCACTTAGATATAGACCTAACAATTTATCAAGTTTTTCTTTATTTTGCTTTATACTGATTTCAATTTTTTTAGTCTCTTCTTCAAGCTGTTGTAGTTTATCATCTTCTTCAAAATCAAAATACTTTTTAACAGATTCTTCTCCGGCTAGATATTTCTCAGCAAACGATAGAAGAGGTTCACGAATTCGGTCAGTGTTAATACTAGGTTGGCTAGGGCAAGGATTAATATAATCATTTGAATGTCGAAGATAGTGCTTATACTCTCCATCAACATAACTGCCTTTTCTGATACTTAAAATGTTTCCACAATCAGCACAGCGAATTTCGATTGATTTTAAAAAGTGTGCCTCACCGGTACCGATTTTTGTATGACGTTTATCTAACATATCTTGTATCTTGTTATAAGTTTCGGTAGACCGAAGTGGGGGATAGACATTATCCTCTAAGATTGTTTCACCATTAGAGAAAGTCTTTTTTAATTGACCATGATACGCTGGGTTTCTTAATTTGTTACGAACTTGAACAGCTGTCCACTTTTTATCCTTTGCTGTTTTACTTAAACTATTTAAATGTGTTGCAATCTTTTGTAAGCCCATTTTTTCTTCTAGATATAATCGATCAATGAGAGGAATGATCCATGCTCGATCTTGATTTATGGTAATGGATTTACTATAAGGGTCGTAAATGTACTCCTCTGGCTGTTTTCCCCAAACATTACCTTCGCGTGTATATTGACGTAATCCTCGGCCCATTTTACTTAGAAGTTCACGTCTTGATCTTTGTGCTAAGAGATTTTTTAAATCAGAGAAGAATTCATCATCAGCATTCGATAAATCTGAAATCCGACCAGGTTCAGCGATCTTCACATTATTTTCCCGTAGAACACCTTTTAAATATTCCCATTTTACGGTATCTAGTCGAGATAGTCGGTCTTGTTCGATACAGAGGACGATATCAACCTGACCATTTTCAACACAATCTAAAAGAGCTTTTAGGCCATCTTTATCTAGTTTAGTTCCACTGTCTACATCCCTAAAAATATCGACTATCTCCCAGCCTTGTTGGGTAGCATATCTAGTCAATTCAACTGTTTGTGCACTTAAACTATATCTATCTTCTTGTAATTTTGTAGATACACGTATGTAAATAGCTACACGTAGTAATTTAACTGCTTTGTATTCTTTTGATGTCAACAGTTACACAACCTTTCAAAAAATATTCTGAAATTGTATTTGGGAACACTTTACAAACATCTGTTCTCATGATACTATTATGTCATAAATAAGGGAATGTGTGTTCTGTTTTTTATGAAAACTTGTTCTGTTTTTGACGCAAGGCTTTAATAAATTCAGTAGCTTTCTCTAGTTCTTCAGAAGTAAGAGGCTTACCATCAATGGTGATTTGTTGGTTTCTTAAACTCAACATCACATACTCATTTTTAATAGCAGGGGGAGTATCCTCGCCCAACATTTGAGTAGTTTCAATGATTGCATCTTCTCTTACTTGTAGAGCATTCTCTTTGTCTACATTGTAGAACTTAGCTAACTTGGACATGGCATCAACAGAGGGGATTCGTTTACCTTTCTCATAAAGACCAATCACCTGAGGTGACATATCTGTTTCAGCAGCCACATCAGCTAATGCGAGTTTCTGATTATGGCGAAGTTGATATAGATAATCAGCAAGAATGGTACTGAATTGTTTTCGGATATCAGGTTTTTTAGAATTCATAAACGCACCTCCATTAATCATTGTTTGTATTTTGGCTTTTCATAATACGTAGGGCCCTAATATATTCTTTTGCTTTTTCTAGTTCCTCTTCAGTAAGAGGAGCACCATCAATCGAACTTAGTGAGTTATTAGGAGTTTTGTACTCTGGATTAGTTTCTTTAATTTTAAATTCCAACACTGAAACACCATCTGCAGTATGTACAATTGCATCAGGACGCATTTCATCTTCTTTTATTTCTTTTTCAAGAACTGCACGTGTTCTTAATTGAAGTAACATATTCGACTCAAGGCCAAGGTTTTCAGCATATACTTTTGTAACTTTTTCTGAAGGGATTCTCTGATCAGATTCATAATAAGTAATAGATTGCTGTGATATACCCATTTTTTCTGCCAAATCAATCTGGGATAGGCCCTTTTTAAGACGTCTAGATTTTAGAAAACTGCCAAGACTTGTATATCTTTCATCTTCAAAAGTGAAAATAAACATTTTTATAACATCCTCTCAAAGTCAATAATAGTAAGTATCAGTGGTAATTTTTATTTATTTACGTAAAAAATATAAAGTTTATGCTTGCAAATCCAAAATATCCTTGATATAGTAATAATCAAATTACCACAGGCTGTGATATTTTACGTTTGCTAAATACCACTCTGTGTGATAAAGTGAATCTAACTTCTCTCTATCAGGAGGTGATAACAGTGGTGCCAGAAAAAAGAAGTCAACTTACTTCATTAAGAAAAGCAAAAGGGTGGACTCAAAGTGAACTTGCTGAGAAAATGCAAGTTAGCCAACAAGCTGTTAGTGAGTGGGAGAGTGGTAATAAAACTCCACCAGTCAAAAGAGCAAAACAGCTTGCAGAGCTTCTCGATACAACAATCGAGGAATTTTTATAAGTTCTGTACCACATTGAGTGGTAATGTTGTTTAAAAAATAAGGAGGTAGATACCACCATGCAAAATAAAGAATTAATTAAAATGTATGCATACCTACCAGTGAAACTAAGTGAACTTTCCAAAGTAGACCCAAATGCTGCAATTGGAATTCTTCAGGACTGGGGGAATGGAAGAAAATCCATCCGAAAACTTTGGAAAGAAACAACTGATTTGATTGATGCTGCAACATCAAACGAATCGGCATAGATTATAGTCAAAATAGAACCTAAATGTTGTTTATAAAATACAACTCTCAGTTGTTTATATCCTAACATAAACGTGCGTTTAGGTTCAAGTAAAATTATGTATTTATTTAATTAATTTTAAAGTGTTTAAGTGCATTATTAAAGACTTTAAAACCTATATTCAGCATTCTATTCGAAAGTTAGGTGTATAAATGACAAAATTCGTTCAATTCGTATCTAAAATTTTAACAAAACAAGAGATTATCAACACCACAGCAGAAATACTCCCACACAAGCATGAGTTGCTCAAAGCTATCGCTACACATGATAGTGTGGCTCTGGATGCTGTAGAATCTATGGTTGGAGGGTATATGCTTAGGCAAACTAACCCTGATCAACACAGATATCTTAAGAGATCACTAGAATCTAAAATCAGTTAAATAGATTGCGAGACGCTGTTCTCGCTTTGGTTTCTTAAAACAAGCTTTATGTATTTTTTCAATTAAGACACCAAAGCGATGCCAGACATCGCAGAGCTATCAATAGCTCGCAGGGGAATGGACAAGAAACACCTTGCAACTAAAACTATTAAACTGAGAGGAGAATGCTAATGAAGTATTTAGGGGTAACCGAAAAGTCGGCAGACCCTATCTGCCACAAGTGGCAGAAACATTGATAAATATGATTCCCAGCATGTTTGGAAAGGTTTTGATTCGCTGAAATTTCAGCAGATGTTTTTAGACAAAAGGGTAGCCGAAAGATTGCCAGACCTCTAAAACTCACTACTGAAAATTCAGGCGTGAAAAGGAGGAAGAGAATTTGAATCTAATGTTAGCAACTCAACAGCAGTTTAATTCAGTTATATGCGATTTTTGGGAGAATGAAAAAGGTGATATTTTTATGACAGCATTGCAACTATCTCAATCACTCGAATATGCAAGTAAAAGTAGTTTTGATAGTTTAATTTCTCGAAATGAATATATAAAAGAAGACGAGTTTTCAGCTACTTGCAAACTGCAAGCACCTGATGGAAAGTACTACGAAACGCGCATTTTCTCAGAAGATGGCATTTACGAAGTGTCTATGTTAGCTAAAACCAAAGTAGCAAAAGACTTTCGTGCTTTTGTACGTAAGACTCTCAAGGCTTTACGAAAAGGTGAAGCTGTACTCACCAAATCTCAGACAGAAGAATCGAAGTTAGAAACTCAACGTATGCGAGCTGAGGCAATGCTAAACAACAGTCGTACAAGACAGGCGAAATTGATATTGGACATGCAGAAGAATAAAACCTTATCACCAATCGCTATTGAGTTACTACAGATCAATGCACTGGAAGTTTTAGGTGATAAAACTATAGAACATCGTCCAGAAGTTGAGAAGTCTTATACAGCTACAGAAATTGCAAAAGAGTTTGGTATATCTGCTCAAAAAGTTGGTGGTTTAGCAAACAAGCATGGTCTTAAAACAGAAGAGTATGGATTCTTTGTTTTAGACAAATCACCATATAGCAGTAAACAAGTTGAATCTTTCCGTTACTACGAAAATGGGAAGGAGAAAATTAAGGAAATGCTAAGTAATTTAGGATAATTAATAACTAGATAAGGTGTCGCAATTTTGCGCAGACATATAAGAGTTATGACTGTCGTAGCATTCTGGGAAGTTCCCCATAAGTGGGGAAGTTAATCGGAAAAATCCGAGAAACCCGGGAAGCTCTAGAAGTTCAGTAATAAATTCGCCACTTTTGGCGAATGGGGTATCGTTATCCAATTTAATAACTAGGAGGAAACAATTATGAAATCATCAGGTATGACAAGAAAAGTAGACGAGTTAGGGCGTGTTACATTACCAAAGGAACTCCGTGATAATTTCGGGATCAAAGAGAGAGATCCACTAGAAATCTTCACGGAAGGTAGTAACATCATCCTTCGGAAGTATGAACCCGTAAGTGAAAACAAAATTCGCACACAAGTTGAATTAGAAAAGCTTCTTGGTGAACTAACACTTGATGAGCAAAAACGAGTTGTACAAGCTGCTATTAATCTCTTAAAAAGTTAACTTACACCTTAACATTTTAGAAAGGGAGCTGAAAATGGAAAATTTAACTTTAGGGCAACGTATCAAAACTGCTCGTTTAAGGGAGAACTTGACACTTACAGAGCTTGCAGAAAAAGCAGAGTTGACACCAGGATATTTATCAAATTTGGAGATTGGAAAACGCAAGCCTTCGGTGGGTGTACTATTAAAACTTGCAGAAGTTTTAAATGAGCCACACCTTACTAATTTAGCTTCTGAAAATATAACAAAACCCAAGAGTGTTACTGTTGGACAGCGAATAAAGATTGCAAGAAAGTTAACAGGGATGACATTAGCCCAATTATCTACAATTTCAGGATTTTCAAATCCATACCTTTCACAAATTGAAACAGATAAACGCATAAAACCGAGCCTAGAGGTTTTAAAAGCTATATCGGATGCGTTAGGAAATGTCAGCTTTCAGGAACTACTCATGTTAGCTGGATATTCAGAATTACTACCAGACGATGCTTATAAACAAACACCTAGAATTATAGACTTATCTGATATTTGCAAGACGAGAACGATGCAGCTTAGTGAAAACAACATTCAATATAACGGACATTCTTTATCGACAGAAGAAGTGTTTAGAGTACTTCAGGTACTAGATGCAATGTTTCCTGAATATAGAGAGCGAGGTTGATAGTTTATGAAAAATCCTAAACGTCTCACAGTCGCTCAGCGTAAGTATTTAGAATCAATGAAGATAAATAGCGAGAACTGGCTGATCTCTAAATGCACATCAGATGAGTGGGAACTAGTGCATCGATATACTGGGCAAGTAAAAGTAGTACCTGCACCTTAAAACAAAATAGGAGGACAAGCTTATGAATGATTTACAAATCAACACTCAAATTCAACATTCTGAAGCAAACGGTTTGTATCAGCAAATCGAAGACATTAAGCGTCAACGCGCCAATTTGAAAGAAGAACAAGGCAAGCTTCAAGATAAATTGTTTAGTCACATTCAAAAACATGGTAAATTGCTAGCTTACAAAAATGACATTCCTTATGTACTTACAGTTGGTAGTGTTACAAAATCAGTTCTGAATAAAAAGGAACTTGCTGAAGAACTGGAAGTGCCTCAAAAGGATTTAAATACTCAAGGCATTGCAGAGCTTGTTGAAGAGCAGCGATTAACAAGTGATATGATTCGTTCAGCAATTTACAGTGAGTCGGACATTAGGTTAAAGGCTCGTAAAGCTAGGAAGTCTGATATTGAACTAATCTTTGGGAAGTAGGTGATTGTATGAATCCACCAACAGACATGTTTGGAAAGGTTATTGGCGTGGGAGATGTATTCTTCGTAGTCAACAACAAGTCAATTCATCTGGATTCAATGGAGGATTATTTCATTGAAGTATTAGGTGCAACAGTCCATGAACGTAAAAAATCGCTAACTGCTGGAACAGTTAACGACAACAACAAATCACACCAATGATTCAGTGCTATTGTAGCACAAAAGGAGCGAAATTGAAAATGAAAATTGAAGTTACTCATGTCATTAAAGCAGATCCACAAATTATTAGTTTGGTTAGTGCATTCCTAAATGCACTAGGGACACCTTCGCAGAATATGAAAGTGAGCGATGCAGTTGAACTAACGAATACTACAACTGCCACTACATCTGAAAATAAATCAACAGCAGATTCAACAAAGGCTACAAAGCGTACGTATTTGTTCCATGAAGAATCAGGAGCTGTCCTTGAAGTAAATAAAGGTGAGGAATTGGCTTCACATCTTGAACAAGGTTTAGAGGAAATCACAAAAGCTGAATACGAACGTATCCAGGCTGAGAAACAAGTTCGTATCCAAAAGGCAAAAGAGCAGGCATCTAATGTATCAGTTGTTGATGAAGCTCAAGAAGATGCAGAGAACAGTGCTAAATCCGATGACTCTGAGGACCATGGTATCACGATTGAAATGGTTCGCGCTGAAGCTAAAAAGTTAACGTCTAATGGCCGTCAAGCTGAATTTAAAGAAATCTTAAATTCCTTTGACGCACCAAAACTTACATCTGTACCTGAAGTAAAGTTTCCAGAGTTACTAGCAGCCATTAAACAAGCTGTAGGTGAAGAATAATGACTGGTCATAGTGAACGTGCCCATGCACTATTAAGTGCTTCGGGATCTAAACGCTGGTTGACATGTACACCTTCTGCAAGAGCAGAAGGGCTGTACATGCAGGAACTATCCAATCAAGGGATAACTGAACAAGAAAGCCCATTTGCTGAAGAAGGAACACAGGCTCATGAATATAGCGAGATAATTCTAGAAAGAGAGCTTGGCACAATTACGAAAGCTCAGGCAACTAGACGTATCAATAAGTTCAAAAAAGAAAAGCAGTATTACGGTCCAGAGATGGAAGATATGGTAGAGGTCTATACGGACTTTGTTATGGAACGTGTGAATGCTGCACGACTAGAAACACCAGATACACTTGTGTTAATTGAGCAACGGTTAGATTTTAGTGAATGGGTACCAGAAGGATTTGGTACAGGGGACGTTCTTATCGTACGAGATGGTGTACTAGAAATCATCGATTTAAAATACGGTAAAGGCGTAGCAGTAGATGCCCATGAAAATCCCCAATTAAAGCTATATGCACTAGGTGCTATTGCTGCTCATGATGTTCTCTATGACATTCAGGAAGTACGAATGACAATTGTACAGCCGAGACTAGACAACATCTCGACCTTTGAAATGTCAGCTGAAGATTTATATAAGTGGGCCAATGAAGAGGTAAAGCCAAAAGCCGAAATGGCTGATAACGGTGATGGGGATTATGTACCAGGTGAACACTGTAGGTTCTGTAAAATCAAATCAACTTGTCGTGCAAGAGCCGATGAAGCATTAGAAACGGCAAAAGCTGAATTTGCAGATGACGGATCCTTAGAGGTAAATACACCAGAACCTGCAACTCTGTCAGATGATGAATTAGCAGAGATCTTATTCGTAGTCGATGACATTGAGAAATGGTGCAAAGACATTAAAGCCTATGCTTTGGAACAAGCACTTAATGGTACTATCTATGAAGGGTTTAAACTAGTAGAGGGAAGAAGTAACCGAGTTATCACTAATGAAGCTAAAGCTATAGAACTGTTACTTGAAAAAGGTGGAGTGAGTAAAGATGACTTATATGTTCCTCGAAAACTAGAAACAATCACAAACCTTGAAAAGAAAGTCGGCAAAAAAGCATTTGCTGAGATATTAGAGGGCGTAGTCATCAAGCCTCCTGGTAAGCCGGTACTTGTTACTGAAGATGATAAACGTCCTGCTATTCAATCAGCTGAATCAGCTGCCAATGATTTTGATGATGAGTTACTAAGTTAATGAACGAAACCACTGGTTTATAAAAGAAACCGACGGTTGATAAAAAGAGAGGTGACACAGATGAACACAACAGTAAAAGGCTTAGGAGATCGTAAAAAACAAATCATTCAATTCATTAATGATTTTAGACAACAAAATACGTATGCTCCTACAGTCCGAGAAATTGCAGATGGTGTTAACCTCTCTTCCGTATCAACCGTACAACGGCATTTAACGGGTTTAGTTGAAAAAGGTTATATCGAAATGGAACAGCAAAAACCTCGTACTATTCGATTGACTGAAAAGGCCTTACAAGACTTTTAGGAGGGTTAGCTGATGGGTGAAATTGCAGATTGGCATATTGAGCAGTTCACAAGTGGGCGGTGGGCAGTTAGCTCTCATCGAACAAAAACAATAAAACCAACATTGGAGGAATTTAAAATGGCAAAACGTGAAGGTACAAAGGTAATTACTAACGAGGCTCGTATGAGTTATGCAAATGTATGGGAACCAAAAGCAATTGAAGGAAATGAGCCTAAGTATTCTGTGGCTGTCCTTATTCCAAAATCGGATACAGATACAATCAAAAAAATCAATGAAGCAATTGAAGCTGCTAAGCAAGAAGGTAAAGCAAAATGGAACGGTAAAATCCCTGGCAACCTTAAAACACCTTTACGTGATGGTGATGAGGAACGTCCAGATGATGAGACTTATGCTGGGCATTACTTCTTCAATGCAACATCTAAAAATAAGCCAGGCATCGTGAAGAAAGGTGTAGGAGCTGTTGTTGAAATCACAGATGAGGATGAGTTCTACAGTGGTTGCTTCGGCAAAGTTTCAGTGAACTTCTACCCATTCAATGCTAACGGCAACCGAGGTATTGCAGCTGGACTTCAAAACCTATTCAAAACACGAGATGGTGAACGTCTAGCTGGTGGTGCATCTGCTGAATCTGACTTCGCTGATGAAGTAGATAACGATTTTAATGAAGATGAAGATCTACTGGACTAATCAATTATGAAAATAGCTGTAGTTAATTTCCCTAGCAGTCTCAGTGCTACTGGTTTTGGAGAAAAAGAGTACCACTATAAAACTTATATTGAGACTCTTAACGAAAATAACCTGGTTGTTGTCGAGACAGCAACAGGATACACCGTTGCTCGATTCAAAAGATATGTAGATCAAACAGAAGTAAAAGATTTGAAGTACATTGTTCAACTTGTGAGGTTAAAACGCCACAAACAGTTAAAAGAACAATGTGAGATCGAAGCGTTACTCGATTAACTGAATAAGGAAGGTCTATATTTAGGCCTTCCCTTCTTTATACCTAAAATACCTATTTAATAGGATGAAATACAAACTTTTAGGTGTAACCAAGGGAAGGAAGTACCCTTTAAATCCATAAAGGAGTTGAGCTGATGAAGTTCTATAGAGTAAAGCCAGACAGCAAGTATTACATTGCCATTCTTGCTGCACGTGAAGCTGAAAAGAAGTTATTAGAGATTACTCAAGCTGTCCGTAAGGAATTTGATTTACCTGAATGTGATCGGTACAGTATATCCCCTGAATACTATTATCATGATGTAGATGTCCTTGAGGGAGAACAACTAAAAGCATTCACTCAAAAAGGTATGCCAAAGAAAAATAGCAAGCTTGGCAAACAGATCATTGGATTTTACGACAATCTTGTTGAAGAAGCTAATCTAAAAGCGATAGAACCTGAAAGATTAATTAACTTCTCTTTTGGCATTATGAGACGCCAAGGTGAAACACTTGAGCGCTTAAATGGCCTTGATACCATGTACATCAAATCTGATGCTGAATTTAGATTTGGTGCTTTGGATTACTTAGAAGAAATTACTGAGGCCGAATATGTGAAAGCTTACCTTGCTGCTGTAGAAGCGAAAGAAGGTGCCAAGAATGAAACCCAAGTTTGAAGTCAATCAACGCGTGTGGGTATCAGTCAGAAATACCGTAGAACAATCCAAGCCTTACATTACTGAACACATCATTACTCGAATTGAAAAAGGTGGCATCTACGCTCGACCAGTGAATCATTTATATGAACGTCGCTTTCATACCAATACACTGACAAATAAGCACAAAAACAGTAAGTATGAGTTTAAGCTATGGGCTAGTGTTGAGGACTTCTGGAAAGCTGTAGAGGAGGGGATGTATGGTGGTAAAAGCTAAGAAACATCAACCATTAGAAGTTGGGCAGCGAGTTTGGTTAGAAATCCGAAGTTATCGATTATGGCGAGGTGGTGGTTATGACCGGTCTGTATTTGAAGTAGAAGTCGTAAGGGCCAATAGATCCAGTGCCTATGTAGTTGAAGTTGAAGATTTAAATGCTGAAAAAGCCTATGAACGAAAAATATCGCAGAAAACTTTAACAGGTGAAGCATTTGGCTTTGGATCAACATACCATGTTTGGTTTAGTAAAGAATCTTTCGAAGCGTCTGTACAGCGAGGGATTGACACAGCAAAAGCTCGAAATGAGGCACATGAACTAGTAGATAAAATGAATTTAACACAACTTAAAGAGTTTTTAGGTGGTGACCTTTATGACTGAAAGTCCAGCTACAGGGATGTACGGAATTTGGAATACAAAAACCAAAACTTTCATGTTCGGTATCCAAGAAAAGAATCGGTATAAAGTTCATACTGCAGTCAGTAACAAAGTCGGGACAAGAACCTATTATCGCAAATCTCATTGGGTAGTTAAAGCGATTCGTGAAAGTCATGCACCTATGTTCTTAAAAGATTTGAAGTATAAAGGTGGTGATAGAAATGGCTCGGTTAAAGTCCATTAGGATAAGCACTATTAATTGGAATGTACAATTTGAGGAAGCTGACGGTAGCTATTATGACTATGTTGCATCGCTGTATTCAAACGACAATGAAAGTCACCTAAATATAATTCGAGAATTACTAAATAAAGGTTGGCGTTCAATAAATACTTCCAATAACGACATATCAATTCTTGAAAAAGATAGACACATAATACGGGTGTTAAAACTATGGGAGTGAAATAGGTGGGGGATCAATTAACAAAAGATGGTCGCTGCTCTTGTGGCTCACCATTAATATTTCTCAAAGCTTTTATTAGTGATAAATTAGCAACACGTATTGGTTATTTCCAAAAAATCTTTTTGCGTAACTATAAATGCCAGTGTGGTAAACGATATATAGCCTTTTCCGATGATCGCTTCTATCGATTATGGGTTCATGAAGAATCTAATACAGCACTACTTGAAGATTGGGGCGAAACATAAATGAGGACACTCAACATTGATATTGAAACCTACTCTAGTTATGACCTGAAAAAGGTAGGGGTTTACAAGTACTGTGAAGCGCCTGACTTTGACATACTCATCTTCGCTTATTCAGTGGATGGGCAATCAACAAAAACAGTTGAGCTTGCTAACGGTGAAAGTATTCCACCTGAAATAATTGAAGCTTTAGTAAGTCCAAAAGTGTTAAAGAAAGCTTTCAATGCACAGTTTGAGCGTGTCGCACTTAGTGCATATCTCAATAAAGAATACATCGACCTACCTGGTGGTCCCAGAGTAAGCAACTACCTAGACCCTAAACAATGGCGCTGTACTATGGTTGATGCCATGAAAGCTGGACTGCCTGCAACGTTAAAAAGTGCAGCACTAGCACTAGAGTTAGATGAACAAAAAGACAGTGCCGGTACACACTTGATTAATTTCTTCTCTAAACCACGTAAGCCGACTAAAAAAGACAAGCGAACGAGGAATATGCCTGAAGATGATATAGAAAAGTGGAATACTTTTGTTGATTATTGTCGTCAGGACGTAGAAACCGAAAAAGCTGTCGGAAATGCAATAGACAAGTACCTTAATCTTGGCAGTAAATCAGACCGGTTTGAGATGGCTTTGTATCACTTGGATCAAATGATTAATGACCGTGGTGTCCTACTAGATATGAATGTGGTAGATGGAGCCCTTGCAATTGATGAAGCTTATAAAGCAATTCTAATGAAAACTGGGCAAGAGATCACAGGACTTGAGAATCCGAACAGTCCTAGCAAATTACAAGCTTGGTTCAAAGAGAAAGGCTTGGAGCTACCGAACCTTACAAAAGATACTGTGAAAAAGTACATTGATAAAACAGATGGTGACATACGTACCATGCTTGAAATCAGACAAGAGTTATCGAAAACAAGCACTGCTAAGTTTGTCACGATGAAAGCAGCTGTATGTGCTGATGGTCGAGTAAGAGGCTTATTGCAGTTCTATGGTGCAAGTCGTACTGGCAGATGGGCTGGGCGCTTGGTACAGGTGCAGAACCTACCGCAGAATAAAATTGCTGATCTTCATATTGCTCGGGAAATAGTTGAAAATTCTGACTTAGAGACTCTCGACTTGCTTTATGACCAGGTACCTTTTGTTCTATCACAACTTATTCGAACAGCCTTTGTACCAAGAAAAGGTAAGATTTTTGCAGTAAGTGACTTCTCTGCTATTGAAGCTCGTGTGATTGCATGGCTAGCTGGTGAGAAATGGCGTTTAGAAGTGTTTAATACCCACGGTAAGATTTATGAGGCTTCGGCAGCACAAATGTTTAGTGTTCCAATAGAAACAATAGATAAGGGTTCTCCACTCCGTCAAAAAGGTAAAGTAGCTGAACTAGCGCTAGGGTACCAAGGTGGGGAAAATGCACTTATCTCAATGGGTGCACTTGATATGGGCATCCCACAAACAGAACTTAAACCATTGGTTGATGCCTGGCGTAAAGCAAATCCTAAAATTAAAAAGCTTTGGTGGGACATTGAAGCTGCTGCTATGCGTGCTATCGAGAATCCAACTGAAGTCATTTCATTCAATAAAGGTATGAAGTTCTTCATGCACCATGGCTCTCTTATGATGCAACTACCAAGTGGCCGTAGACTTTGCTACTACAAAGCTAGATTACGAGATCACCAAAAGTTTGAGGGTAAACAGGAAATCGTTTTTTGGGGTGTTGATGGTACTACAAAAGCTTGGTGTGAGCAATCCACATACGGTGGGAAACTTACCGAGAACGCGGTTCAAGCGATTGCCAGAGACTGTTTAGCAATGTCCATGTTACGTCTGGATAAAGAAGGTTATCCAATTGTCATGCACATCCACGATGAAGCTGTAATGGAGTCAGAGGTAGACACAATTGTGACTATAGAAGAAATCATGGGACAACCAATCAGCTGGGCTGAAGGGTTACCGTTAGAAGCTGACGGTTTTGAAACACCATTCTATAAAAAAGATTAGGAGGGAACACATTATGCCTATGGATTTTGGACAAACAGGGATAAATTGCAGAGGTACTTTAATATCAGAGAATTATAGTCTTGGTGACTTAGTAAACGCTTATAACCAGATTTGTGCTAACGCGACTCAGAATGAAATGGATGGCGCTGTCTTAGGAACTCAAATTGCTAACTTGGAATTCGCAAACGATATGGCGATTGATGCTGGTGACCGGTATGCTTTCTTAGCTTTATCTGGTCAGCTAAAAGAACTATTAGCATTGGTAGGTGAAGCAAATGAAGTTTAGTGAGTGGATATCTAAAGAAGTGAAAAGTTGTGAAGCTGAAGTTACAAACTCCAAAAATTCTATTGAAGCGCTTCAGTCTGAAATGAAAAAAGCACAGCAGCAAAAGCGTGAACTTGGTCGAAAAAATGATGATAATCGAGAACAGCATGCTCGAATAGAGGAAAGAGTTACTTATATTAAATCTCGGATTGAGTCATTAAAATCAAAGATTAGTGTACGTAAAACAAGTATTAGTGATTTTAAAAACCTGAGCAAAACTAAACCTGTTCGCTTAAAAACTGGTGCAGTAGTTAATTCAAAAATTATTGATGAAATGCTAAAGAAACTTTCAGGTAAATCATGGTCAATTGAGTATACACAATACCCTGATGGGCTACAGATTGCGTACATTAATGTTCGTACAGGCTCAAAAGGTAGTTTCAAAGTCTATCACATGACAGCTATTTCTAACAGTATTGAATTGCCACTATTTGAGAAAGGAGATATTAAAGAATGTTCGATATACCTATGAAAGATAATGTAAAGTGCCATGATGATGAAAAGTTTGAGCTTAATAAAATCTACCATGGGCATTGCCTTGATGTACTTAAAACACTACCCAGCGAATGTGTAAATACAGTGGTAACAAGTCCTCCTTATTGGGGGCTACGTGACTATGGTGTTGATGGACAAATTGGGCTTGAAAATTCGATAGAAGAATATGTATCTGCTCTTGTAGAAGTGTTTCGAGAGATAAAACGGATCCTGAAAGAAGATGGTACAGTGTGGCTCAATCTTGGTGATGCATACGCAGGTAGCAGTAGGGGACGAAATGCTGATGGTAAAGGTAATCCAGGTAAAAATCATATGCAAAGTGATGGTTCAACAATGGGTGTTGTTAAAGTCTCTAAAAATGTTAAAGGGTTAAAGCCAAAAAATTTAATTGGTTTACCTTGGCGCGTGGCATTCGCTTTACAAGCCGATGGGTGGTTTTTACGTCAGGACATTATTTGGAACAAGCCAAATGTAATGCCAGAGAGTGTAAAAGATCGGCCGACTAAATCACATGAATATATTTTTCTGTTAAGTAAGCAGCCAAAGTATTATTACGATCACGAAGTAATAAAAGAACCAGCTGTATATGGGACTGTAGATGTAAGGGGTTCAGAAGGTGCATTTGGACAACCTCAAAAAGCAAAGCGTACAGATAAACCAAAAGGCTCCTTTAACGGTAAGTATGGTAATGATGCATTTAGAGCAATAAGAGATAAGCGAAATAAACGATCAGTTTGGACAGTCACAACAAAAGCGTTAAGAGAAGCGCATTTTGCAACTTTTCCTGAGGACTTAATCGAACCATGCGTTTTAGCTGGTTGTCCGTTAGATGGTGTTGTAATGGATCCGTTCTTTGGTTCAGGAACTACAGGATTGGTTGCATTAAAACATGGCCGTAATTTTATTGGAATAGAGCTTAATCCTGAATATATAAAAATTGCTGAAAAGAGAATAAAGGGGCTGAGCAAATGAAACCGTTTGTAAAAAATCATTCGCAAAGTTGATATTGAACGCGAGTACCGCCACATTTTATCACTGGAACAAGATTACGAGCTTGCTAGTTTATCTCAAGCATTAAAAGATAATGACGCTGCTGAAATCGTTCGGAGTAAAAATCGTTTAAAAGCAATTCATGAAGAGCTTGAAGAAATGGCTTATTACAGCTAGAAAGTAGGTGGCTTTATGAACCTGGAGGAAGTTGTACAAGAACGAAAAGTGCTATTAAAATCTGTAACAAACTTAACTGAAACAAAGTGTAAGAGTTGCGAGATTCATAGTTCAAAGGCTGGTAATAAATCCTGTGAAGGTTGCCCAATTCTAAGTGAATTTAGAAAGCTTGGCGACAAGTTGACAGTAAATCTAAACAAAATGAGAATTCTAAGAGGTCAGCCAGTACCAAGAAAACAAATTAAAAAAGTTAAAATTGTAGGTGAAAAAATGACTAACAAGTTAACAACTGAAACGTATCATCGATTGAAAGCGCAAGGGTTAACAGATAGTGCAATTCGTAAACAGCTAGGTATTGAAAGCAATAAGTTTTATAAGTTCAAAAAAGAAAACGGTCTTATTGGTGCTTATGGGAATGCGGCTACTAAAAAGGAAGAGGATACTCCAGCACTTCGCGAAAAAGAAGTTAGTGCTCCTAAGGTTGATAATGATCGCGTGTCCATTCTTGAAAAAGAACTAAATGATATTAAGGCACACCTAAAAGATGCTATGTCATTTATTGAATCTTTAAAAACTGAAAATGCTTCACTAAATGAACAGTTATGGGGTAACCGTCTACAATCCTTATACGCTAAACAAGCTGAGCTTGAAAACTTTATTGCCAGGAAACATGGTATTTCCATTCACGATTACCTGGATGAACAACAACTTTCTATTTTAGTAGAGTTGGCTGAATCAGCTAATGAGTGGCAAGGGTTTAAGTATTGGAAGCTTAACAAGAACGTTGATCGTGAAAAATTACTCGAAGAAACTGTTGATGTCCTGCATTTAATATTGGCGCGTGGGATTGCACTAGGATGGAAAGTTACAGCTGCTAAAGCAATGAGAAACCAATCTATTACAGGTCAGTATAAGGCACTTATTCAGTCCGTAGCTATTGATAAAGATGCAGAGAGTAAGTTCACTTATGAGGAAACTTTTAACTTGTATGTTGGCCTAGTTGAAATGCTTGGTTTCACATGGACAGAAGTAGAGGCAGCTTATTTGAAAAAGCACCAGGAGAACATTGATAGACAAAACAATGATTATTAGGTTTCATTGGTATCATTGTAATCCGCCGGTTGATAAAAAGGAGTTGAAGCCATGTACCAGAAGGAATACGACAACTTGCTATTAGATGTTAAACGGCTTCGAGAAAAGCTTGTACAGATGGATGCTGAATTAACACATTACCGTACTCGTTCTTACAAGGGGTACGGTAATGAAGGCATCGAGTCTTATGAAGCATTTAAGCGCCGCGAAAAGCTACATGCTGAAGTTCGTAATGAACTGAAACATAAAAATGTACGTATATCGGAGCTTCAAAGGCTGATGAAGCAAGAACGTCAAAGGGAAAATGAAAAGCGTTCTAATCTGTTTCTACAACGCTTTAAAGATAATGTGAGATTGGTTGTTAGTGACGATCAATACGAGCTTATATTGAAAATGACTATGGATGGTGAAATGAATGCTTGACCAATTGAAAGCGTGGTTGAAGAAAAAACTAGAAATAAAGACATCAACAGGAGATGAAGAACAATACACTAATGACTATTTTCGAGAACTTATTCAGTCACAAACACATTTGATTGTACAACTTGAAGCGAAAGTTGCTGCTTATGAAGCTCAACAATCAAATGGCATTTTATCGGATATTCAACAGCTGTTTGTAATCCAAACAAATAAAGGTATTCGTAAGTATGGTGATTCAGTTCGTGTTGACAATCTCACACCAGTTGAATGGTGCCAACATGCTCTAGAAGAACATGCAGATAGTATGGTGTACCTGATGGCTTTGAAAAAGTCTTTAGAGGAGAGTGAAGCTAGTGGACTTGAAACAAGCTGAAGCTGTAATTGAACGTCATGAGAATGGGGATATGGTGTACGAGCAAGAGTACATTGATGCATTAGAAGTGGTAAACGAGCATCTAACAAAACACTCTTCTTATTGGAAAGCTGAAGCATTAGCAGCTCGTACGGCTTTGAAATTTGCACAAATGTATAGCCGTAAAAGTTTAAGTGATTGGAAGGAGAATGAGAATGAGTGAAAAGGCTGAGAAAGTGAAAGTAAGTCGTGAAGTTGCAGAAGCACTTGTATTTCTACAAAATAATGGGGAATCTACTTCGGATATTATTTTAGAGTTTGCTGATAGAGAATCCGCGCGGCATGAATTATATGTAGATGAGAATTTTAACAAAGCTTACAAACTAATATTCAATAACTTTGAAGTTATTGCAGATTTAGCTTCAGCATTAATAAAAGGATATGAAACTGAAGAAACTGCTGAAGAAAAGGTTGCAAAAAAGTACCGTGAAAAACGTGAATTATGTAATACAAACAAAGATGATAAATGGGAACACGACGCCTATGCAAATGGGATTATGTTCACATTGTTTACTCTTGGTATAAGGATTAAAGGAGTGAATGAGTGATGAATCCACAAGAATTTAAGCAGAAATTAGATACCAGTTTGGGTTTACAAATGCTTGTAGTAGGTATGACTCGACTAGTTGAAGATGAAGGGTACACGCCTCATCAAGTATTTGAGATGATGACAGCAGCTAAACAAAATACATTTCATGCATTAGCTGAAATTCACAGGGAGGTAAATGAAAAATGATAAAAAACTTGTTTTGGGCAATAGTTTTCTTAGTTGTAGCTGTTCAATTAACGAATGATATTTATCTTCTCTGGGCTTATGAAATTTGTTTAGGAAAAATCGATCAAACTTTGTTAGCAGGTCTTTTCGTAATTAGGTTAGTTATTAACGGATTATCTCGTTTATCAAGAATAACTAAAGAGGTAGATCAAAAATAATACCCTACCAGAATTTAAAATTATCTGATAAAAAAAGAGCCATAAAGTGATCACAAACACTCTTAGGCTCCAGCTTATTTGTTTTCATCCGAAGTAGATGGTTTTGGTGATTTCATTTCTTTGAATGAGACTATTACTGTATCGATTATTACAAAGGTTAAAAGAGCCTCTGTTATAAATTTAAATGGATCTGTATTTAAAAGGTTTTCAAAATTAACTATGTTGAATGAAACATAAACGATTGATAAGAGGATATAGATATGGATTCTAAAAAGACCTTTTGAAACACCTCTCTCAATTAGTTTAATATAATCATGCACAAAATCTGAGTCATCTATATATTTAAATATTGTTAATGAAGTTAAATATAGTTTTTTAGCAATAGGCACATGTGCATAAACTATTGTTGTAGAGGTTAATGCTAAGTATCCAAAAGTTTGAGTTGAAATACTAGTACCATTATCGAGTAAAAATTGCGCCCCGAATACAATTATGTTGTAAATAACTACTCCCAGCAGTATTGGAAGCAAAAAGTTTACTAACAAATTTAACGTTATGTATAAGAAAAATATTAAAATAGCAGCGATTACTAACAAGGGTAACCCTAACAGAAAGTAGACAATTTTATTTAACGTAATTTCTTCAATATTTTGTATCTTCTCCTGTGTATTTAGTATCTTTCTTGTTGTAAATAAACTAAGCCACATTAGAAAAGACCAATAAGCGATTGACAATACCATTTGTTACTCCTCTAAGTCTTTAATTGAATCTATAATATTTTACCAGATAAAAGAAAAAGTGTATATAAAGCTTTTCATTGAAAGGGTGGTAAATGAATGTACCTATTAAATAATCTATTGGAGGTAGCCGAGAAATCAAATAGTGGCTTTCGTCTATTTCATCGTATCTCATTTAATAATGGGCAGTATTGGTTAAGTGTTCAAGCAAGTTATGGACACTACTGTACTCCACGTAAAACACTTAAAAAAGAATAATACACCGCCTTTGAGGTAATGGCTGAAATAACACTTGAAGACAGACCCACTAAATGGGAGGAATATTATGACTGTTACGATGTGTATGGTTATGTGCCACGTGAGGAAATAGAGGATTTGATTCAGATTTTGGCTGAAAAATATGGTTTGGACAGTTGAACACTATGATGGGTTAATGAAATAAAAAAAATTCATCACTCGAAAGCGATGAATTAGGTGCTATTAGTCTTGGTTTCTTATATCAACCGTTTTACCAATTTTAAACTAACTCCTCAGAAGCCACATAGACTAATAGCGTGATAGTAGTAAACATTACCATAACAATCAACTCCCGAATTTCTTTAGTCAATGATTCCCATGTATTTGACATAGCAATTGATAGAGAATTAGCAATGAAAATACCAATAATCCAGTACTTGCTACTCAAAGCAATGTTTATTTTCTCGGCGAGGAGTGCAGGGCTCGAACCTGCAACTGATGTATACTCACTTGAAGTATTAATAGATTATAGATTAACTTTAAAATTTTGTCAATTAATCTTGTGATTAGGGCAAAAGGAACAATTTAGAAAGGATTGAATCACATGCAGCAGTCAGCAGATAAACCCAAAGTGATTGCAATACAGCATGATGGCATGCTGACGATTGCAACAGCAACATCACGTAAGTCAACAGCTTGGAAGAACACAGAAATGTCGTACAGTGACTTCCTTAAAAAGCTTTCTACAACTGTACGTACAAAAGAATCTCTTGCGGAGTATATGAAGCTATCAAAGGACGAGCAAGGCTCTATTAAAGACGTAGGGGGCTTTGTAGGAGGGAGCCTGAAAGGTGGTAGACGTAAGGCTGATAGCGTTGCTTGGCGTCAACTGATTACCTTAGATGCCGACTTCATCCAGGGTGACTTCTGGGATGGGGTGACAGCGTTCTTTGATAACGCCTGTGCCATTTACAGCACCCATAAGCATACGTCTAAAAAGCCACGTATACGCTTGATTATTCCGTTATCTCGACCAGTATCAGCAGAGGAATATGTAGCCGTTGCGAAAAAGCTAGCTGATATTTTTGGCATTGATTACTTCGATGATACGACCTATCAGCCACACCGTTTAATGTATTGGCCGTCTACAGCTAGTGATGGTGAGTATGTTTTTGATTACCAGGATGCAGCTTGGTTGGATCCGGCTGAGATATTAAAAATGTACAACGATTGGCGTGATCCCGCAGAATGGCCGGAGTCTTCTCGACAACGAGAAAGCCGAAAAAAGATGGCTGACAAACAAGGTGATCCATTAACGAAACCGGGTATGGTTGGAGCGTTCTGTCGTACGTACTCTATTACTGAAGCCATTGAAACATTCCTATCAGATATATACTCCGAGGCTGGAGATGGACGATATACATTCAACGGAGGCTCCACAACAGGTGGACTAGTACTCTATGATGATGTTTTTGCATACAGCCATCACGGTACCGATCCTGTAAGTGAACAGCTGGTGAACGCTTATGATTTGGTACGGTTGCATCTATTTAATGATTTAGATGAGGATGCAAAAGAAGGTACGCCAGTTAATCGATTACCTTCAGCAAAAGCCATGAACGATAAAGTCCGTACACTTGATAAAGTAAAAATGATGCTTGCAGATGAACGTATTAAAAGCGCGGCAGAGGACTTTGACCTTGAGGATGATGCAGAACTCGACAGCGAAGAAAAGATTCAGGATGATGGGCTGTGGAAGGCAAAATTCGATATTAATAAAGCTGGTGAGCTTGAAGTCACAGCCAAAAACCTCAAGTTGATTTTGGAGAATGATCCGCATTTAAAAGGATGCTTTGCCTTCAACGAGTTTAGTAGACAACCAGAAATTCTAAGAGACTTGCCTTGGCGTAAGAGAGAAAAATCAATTGGTTGGACAAACGGTGATGATGAGGACCTACGCAACTATTTAGATATGGTGTGGTCCATAACAGGCAACTCGAAGATTGCAGATGCATTAGGTGGGGTGCAACGTGCAAATACGTTCCATCCTGTGCGTGATTACTTGGGGGCTTTAGAGTGGGACGGAGTAAACCGTGTTGATACGTTGCTGATTGACTTTTTGGGAGCTGCTGATACGGAGTATGTACGTACTGTTACCCGCATGACATTGGTTGCAGCAGTTGCACGCATCTTTGAACCAGGTTGCAAATATGATTTCATGTTAACGTTGGTGGGGCCTCAAGGGCTTGGTAAATCGATGCTGTTTAACATGCTTGGTGGTAAATGGTTCAGTGATAGCTTAACTTCCATCCACGGAAAAGAAGCTTATGAAAGCTTGCATGGTGTATGGATTATGGAGATGGGCGAGCTGGCTGCAACGAAGAAAAGTGAAGTTGAAACCATTAAACAATTCTTATCGAAGCAAGTGGATAGATATAGGGTTGCATACGGAAAACGACCTGAAGAATTTCCACGTCAATGCATCTTTATTGGTACAACAAATGAGCATGAATTTTTACGAGATCGTACAGGAAATCGTCGGTTTCTACCTGTGGAAGTGCAACCAAATAGTAAACGAAAATGGAAAGATCTTGATAGTGAGAAAGGCCGTCAAGAGATTGACCAGATTTGGGCTGAGGCAGTGCATCTGTATAAAAGTGGTTCACCTTTATACTTGGATGAGGCGATGGCGGCCGAGGCACTTAATATGCAGTTAGCCCATACAGTTGAATCGACGTATGCAGGACAGATTCTTAGCTTTTTAGAGAAACCAATTACAGCAGATTGGTATAAAAAATCGATAAATGACCGCAAGTTAGCAATGAGAGAGAATGAATTTTCCAATGATTTTACAGAGGAAGAAGAGGATCTTTTAGAAAAGAATGAAGCATTAGAAGCGCAAAAATCGGATGGTCGATTACGAGAAAAAGTATGTGCATTGGAGATTTGGTGCGAGTGTTTAGGGAAGGATAGAGGGTCGTTTCCTATGCATGAATCTAGGGAAATAAATTCGATCTTGGCTACTTTACCAGGTTGGAAACCTCACAAATCAACTCTGAAATTTGGTGCAGAGTACGGCACACAGCGAGCATTTGTACGTGTTGAAACGTAGCAGTTTTACCAAAATACAGGGTAAACAAAGTCTAAAAATAACGGCAACAAAGCCGAAAAACGGCAACAAAGTAGATCGCTTTAAATCGTTAAAGTGGGTAAACAAAGACAACAAGGGTAAACAGTGTTTGTTGCCGTTTCTCGATAGCCTAAACCCTTGCGGTTACTGTTTTTATATATAAAGGTAAACAAAGTAAACAATTAATATCTATTGAGATGTATTTTATATATTAGGTATATATAACATATATAAATTATACCTAATACGCCTAAATCAATAGTACTCTATACGCGTATGTGAGATTGTTGCCCTTGTTTACCGTTTAACTTGGAGGTAAAAATTAGACATGAGAGAATCGCAAATTGAAAATTACTTGAAACGTGAAATTGAAAAACTCGGAGGGCAATGTCTTAAATTTGTGAGCCCGGGAAATAAAGGTGTGCCAGACCGCCTTTTAATCTTACCAGGAGGAAAAGTCATCTTTGCAGAATTGAAGAATGGAAACAAAGGACGGCTGTCAGCACTTCAAGTGCGAATGCAGACCGTTTTAAAAAGTCTAAAATGCCGAACGTATGTTTTGACAACGAAACCAGAGGTTGATAAACTGATTACAGAATTGAGGGAAGAACTATGACAAAGTTTATACCCCATGCATACCAGAAAGTTGCAATTGAGAAGATTATTGAAAACCCAGCTTATGCATTATTACTAGATATGGGCTTGGGGAAAACTGTGTCAACACTTACAGCTGTTGATGAATTAAAAAATGATTACTTTGATGTTGAGAAGGTGTTGGTAATTGCACCAAAACGTGTTGCAGAAGATACCTGGTCACGTGAAGTTGCAAAATGGGAACACCTAAGACATTTAAAAATAAGCAAGGTTCTTGGTACAGAACAGCAAAGACGAAAAGCCCTTCAAAAACAGGCAGACATATATGTGATCAATCGTGAAAATGTGGAATGGCTTGTTTCTTACTACGAAAACGGTAAAACATGGCCGTTTGACATGATTGTCATTGATGAGTTATCAAGTTTTAAAAATCCTAGCTCTAAGCGATTCCGAGCCTTACGAAAGGTAAGAACTAGAACGAAAAGAGTTGTAGGATTAACTGGAACACCAGCACCTAATAGTTTAATTGACTTGTGGTCCCAGATTTACCTGATTGACATGGGTGAACGGCTTGAAAAGACTTTTACAAAATACAAAAGCAAATATTTTAAGCAGGATCCTTATCGTGTGTATCACATCGAGCTGCAAGAAGGTGCAGAACAACAAATCTACAGCAAGATTGATGATATCTGTCTTTCCATGAAAGCAAAGGATTACTTAAAAGACCTTCATGAACCAGTCATGAACATTGTTGAGTTAAAGCTTTCTCCAAAAGAGCGAGAGCTGTATGACAAACTTGAAAAGGATTCATTACTAGAATTCTCTGATGGTGACATCGTAGCCACAACTGCAGCTGTATTAAGTAATAAGCTTTTACAGCTTTCTAGTGGAGCAGCCTACAACGATAAAGATGGTGTACAAATCATTCATAGCGTGAAATTAGATGCCTTAGAGGAAATTGTAGAGGCTTCGCAAGGAAAGCCTATTTTGGTGTTTTATAATTACAAGCATGATGTGGAACGGATCAAAAAGAAATTTAAACAAGCAAGGGAGTTAGATGATTCCAGCACGATTGAAAAGTGGAACAATGGTGAAATTGAAATCCTTCTAGCACATCCAGCAAGTGCAGGGCATGGTTTAAACATGCAAGATGGTGGTCATACAATCGTTTGGTATGGATTGAATTGGAGCTTAGAACTGTATATGCAAGCCAATGCAAGGCTTCACCGTCAAGGGCAAAAAGAAACTGTGGTCGTACATCATCTGGTGTTAAAAGACAGCATTGACGAGCGTGTAATGTCCGTTCTGCAAGGTAAAGAGCAACAACAAGAAGCCTTGATGGAAGCTGTGAAAGCACGCATGAGCGAGGTGCTTGGCATTGATTGATTTAATTTTAGAATACAAAAAAGCCAAGAAATCAATGGAACGTGATAAGTCAAAAATGGAAGATCCTTTGAAAGTTGAAATAGCCAATCAAATTATTGCAGATATGGATTATGCGATCAGATGGATGAAAACAGGTGAGCAGCCAGATGCGTACAGTAGAGCTGTAGAATCAAAGTCAGCATATTCTCGAAGAGCATTATTAAACTTAGAGGTATTTCCTTGTCTTGATATAACACCTACAGCTGATAGAACTATAAGTGAGAGTCGTAAACGAGCAGTAATGCAGGTAATCCAACACCTAACCGAACGACAGTTAACCTGCTATTTACTTCATACAGCTCATATGAGAAGCATGCAGGAGATAGCAGATGAATTAGGAATAGCTAAAAGTACGGTGCAAGAACACTTGGATAAAGCTGAAAAGAAAATCAAAAATATTGCAGCAAATATTCAGTTAGAAGCCTAGTACCCATACGAACCCCGTACGAGCCAACCTATATAGTGAAGGGGTAAAGTATCGACAGAATGATGAAAGCCCTAACAAGCCATTCACGCAAAAAGCGTGGGTGGTTTTTTGTATTGAGTTGTGAATGTTGATTAGCTAAAAGGCTGACACCGAGTAGACGTACCGAGACAGCATTCACAACTGAGTATAAAACTAATACATAAAAAATCCTAATCAGGAACGGAAGTGAGTTGTTATGTAGATGGCTAGAAAGAGAGATCCACGTCGCGATGAAGCTTTTGAGATTTACAAAGAACATAACGGTAAGATAACAAATCGAAAGATAGCAGAGATGTTAGATGTTCCAGAAAAAACTATCGGTTCATGGAAATCTAAAGCAAAGGATAACTGGGAAGAAAAACTAAGCGGAGTACTCCAAACAAGTAAACGGAGTACTCCAAAAGCTAAGGATACTTCAAAAGCAGATGGATCAACAAAAGAAACCTCAAACAGAAGTGGTAATCCAAATCCAAGCCACAAATTTTCAGAACACAACAGCCATGCTTTAAAACACGGCTTGTTCAGTCGTTATATTCCAAAAGAAACCTTAGAGATTATGAGTATGGTTGCTAAAGGTGATGAGGAAAATCTTCTGTGGATGCAGATACAAATTCAGTTCTCTGCAATCATTCGTGCACAAGAAATAATGTTTGTTAAAAACCAGGAAGAAATGGTGAAAGAGCTGAAACGAGAAAAGCTCCAAGGAGGTAAAAACCCTTCACAAGAAACTGAATATGAGATTCAATTTGCGTGGGACAGACAAGAACGTTTTTTGAATGCGCAGACACGTGCTATTGGTGAATTAAGAGCGTCTATCAAGCAGTATTTAGAGCTTCCGTTTATCGAGGAAGAGAAACGAAAACAATTAAGTTTAATGGCTGAACAAGTAGCTAAGCTTGCTAAAGAAAATACACCAAACACATCAACAGAAGATAAGCTGAAAGACTACTTCACAGCATTACAGGGGGCGTTTAAAGATGTCGAAACCGAATCTTGACAAAATTTATACGCCTAAGCAGCAGGATATTTATAGACGATGTGTGAACGATGATTGGTTCATGCTTATTAACCATGGAGCTAAACGATCAGGTAAAACGGTTCTCAACAATGATTTATTTATCCAAGAACTTTTGCATGTAAGGCAAATAGCTGATAAGTTCCGAATCGATACGCCCCAATATATATTAGCTGGTGCAACGCTTGGAACTATCCAACAGAATATACTTACTGAGTTAACAAATAAGTATGGCATTCAATTCACGTTTGATAAGCTGAATAACTTCACGCTTTTTGGTGTTTATGTAATACAGTGCGGACATTCAACAATCGGACACTTAGGTAAAATTCGTGGGATGACTGCATTTGGAGCTTATGTGAATGAGGGATCTCTTGCCAATCCAGAAGTGTTTGACGAGATAAAATCACGATGTTCCGGCCCAGGAGCACGAATGTTAACTGATACGAACCCTGACAATCCAGAGCACTGGCTACTAAAGGATTACATTCAGAATAAGGATTCTAGTATCCTTTCATACGGTTTTGAGCTTGATGATAATACATTTCTAGATGAGCGCTACCGTAGGAACATAAAAAACACTACACCATCAGGCATGTTTTATGATCGGAATATAAAAGGGTTGTGGGTAAGTGGCGAAGGTGTTGTTTACCAGGACTTTGATAAAAATGTTCATACGATTACCCGGGATGAACTAAAGGAAATTAAACTAGACAGATATTTTGCAGGACTGGACTGGGGATATCAGCACTTTGGGGCTATTGTAGTTTTCGGTATGGATGGCGAAGATAATGTTTATTTGATTGAAGAGCATGCTTACCAACATAAAGAGATCGATTTTTGGGTTGAAACTGCAAGAGGAATTAAAGCTAGGTATGGCAACATTCACTTCTATTGTGACAGCGCGCGACCTGAATATGTGATGCGGTTCGGTAAGGAAAAGTTCAAAGCTATTAATGCTGATAAATCAGTGTTGAGTGGCATTGAAGCTGTGGCAACTCTCATAAAACAAAAAAGGTTTTATGTTCTTTATGATGAGACCTCAAGATTTCGAGATGAGATATATAAATATGCTTGGAACGATAAAACAGGTGAGCCAATCAAAGAAAGTGATGACGTGATGGATGCAATTAGATATGGCATTTATACAGCATCAAAGTTAAAGAGATTGAGCTTGGAGAAAAAGTAAAAAATTTATGCAGAAAATGTTGGGAAATAAAATATCAAACTTGTTAAAAAGCCCGATATATCAACAATGTATAAAATTCTGTATAAACAATAAAAAGAGCAGTCGTTGGAATGCTGATATAACAAGGTTTCAGAAATAATCAGCTTCCTAAAACTGAAATTATGTAAACTAAAATTGAATTTGATATTCAGTTTTTGTATAGAAAGAAGGTGGAGAAATGGATGAGAAACTAACGATTCGTCAACAGATGGATGCTTTTAAAGCTTACATACCATACCTAGATGACCATGGCATCAACGAGACTATTCTTGCTCAAATAATCAACGAGCATAAGCCAATTAGGCGTGAAGTAGAGATGTTGCAGAAAAGGTATGACACAACAGATGTACCTATTATGAAGCGTCCAATTATAGAGCTTCCAATAGCTAGTGAAAATATGAAACGTATTGACCAGCTAATTAACAACAAGCTCAATAATGCCTTTGATGCAGATGTGGTTGACACAAAAGTCGGGTATTTCCTTGGGCACCCAATTAATTATGTAGTAGAAAAGGAGTCACTAAACTTCAAGGTACTTACAGCTACTATTGATGAAATGCGGATACGTGAGAACATGCCTGCAAAAGACACGTCAACAGGCATACAGACATCTATCGCTGGCTATGGTGCAAGGTTAGTTTACTGGTCTGAGGACAACGGTAAACAGGTGTTACGAGTATCGAATGTTAACCCAGCTGAGTGTATATTCTTGTATCACGAAAACATGCATGAACCTTCTTACTCTATCCAGTATTACTCGACAACACGTATAAAAGCTGATGGGACCAAAATGAAAGTGCAGGTAGCAGAGTTTCATGATAAGGAGAATACCTGGTTTTTTGAAAGTGGATCAAGTGGTTTTGAGTTAGTAGATGTTATACCTCACTACCTATTGAACCCTCCACTGTTCGGTGTAGAGAACAATGATGCTCTGCAAGGTGAAACTTCTAAGATACTTGCCCTCGTAGATGCATATGACCGCACAATGAGCGATGCAAACAGCGAAGTAGAAGCTACTCGTTTGGCTATTCTTATCTTGCGAAACATTGGTATGGATGAGGAAGACATTCAGCAGCTTAATAAATCAGGTGCACTTGAGCTATGGGGTGCTGACTCAGATGTGAAGTACCTGACGAAAGATGTAAATGATTCGATGATTGAGCATTTACTAGATCGTCTTGATGAAAATATCACTCGTTTTGCAAAGAGTGTTAATTTCAATGATGAGGCTTTTGCAGGGAACATTTCAGGTATTGCAATGCGTTTTAAAATCTTTGCCCTTGAGTTCAAAACAATCTTAGCAGAGCAGCGTTTCCGAAGCGCTTTGACGTATCAATTTAAGTTGTTATGCGCTGGATGGTCATTACTGAATATCTGTAGCCCTGATGACTATCTCAAAATTTGGTTTGGCTTCAAACGTAATCTACCATCAAATCTGAAAGAAGAGGCCGAGATTCAGTCGATTCTCCAAGGCAGGGTATCAGAGCGTACACGCTTGTCGTTGTTCAGTCAAATTGATGATGTAGAGGCTGAACTGGAGGCCATGAAACAAGAGAAGGCCGAGTTCCAGGGAGAGTTTGAAGACTTGAAACGTAAGGACATTGATGATTCAGATAAAAATGATGAAACAAATGAAGATGAATAGGTGGTGGCTACATGGACCAACTAGAAATCTTTGAAAGATTGCAAAAGATACTTGAAGAATACAAGAAATCGTTTGATAAGCATTACTCTCGTTTGCAAAGCAGAATGGTTGAAAGCCTACAAGAAGCTTATGAGAAGTATGGAAACAACCTATCAGAATATCGTAAATACAGCCGATTACAGGCTTTGGTAAAGCAATTTGATGGCATTTCTACAGCAGAGTATCAAAAGCTGTTAGAAGAAGCCTTAAAGATGCAAGAAGAGACGTTTGATATGACGTTTTTACTTTACACATACCTGATTTATCTGTATTTAAGTAACGAGGAAGGTAAGTTGCTGAGTATCACAAGTGCAGCAGCCGGTACAAGCACAGCAGTTGCTATTATCTACTGGTTATTGAGGAATCGAAAAAGGTTACTTAAAGAATTTTTAAAAGAGTCAGAGTATGAAACTCTGCTCAGATTTAAAAAGCACAAAGACGATTATGTATACAGTGTCTTTATGGACACACAAGATAACCTGAAAGCAGAAGAAGATTTTACGGCCACTTCTAAGCAAGCTAAAAAGCGTACTCAATCAGCCAGAAACAACGGAATTAAACGTCTACAGGAGATGTTTAATAGCACAGTTAACTATGTACAAGAAATAGTATATGATGCTCTAAAAGACAAGGTAGACGGTGTTGAAAAGATGTGGATTTCAATGAGAGATATGCAGGTAAGGCATGCACACCGAATACTAGATAGCCAATTTGCTGATGAAGATGGCTACTTCCACTATGCTGGTGATAGAGCTAAGCGGCCAAAACTGTGGAAAGATCCTTCGATGAATTATGGGTGTCGTTGTAAAATAATCCTTCTATTTGGTGGAAGAAATCCAATGTTTAGTCGTGTACATGATTATCAGGATCCACAGTACCAAATAAAACTTGCAAAGCGCATCGATGAACTGTTGCCTAATAAAACATATCTTCAGTCATTAAAGCAGGCTCAAGATGAGATAAAGCCTCCTAAGAGAACAGTGCCGTACATTACGTTTGAAGATTGGCTTGAACAATACGGTGAGAAAGGAGATGTATCATGAGTAAATTCATTGTTTCATTTCTGCAAGTATTATTATATATCTTAATATTTGCTATTTTTGGGCTTAAGGAAGGGTTGTATGTTTTTCTTATCTGTATTGCATTTTCAGTTTTATCAGTACTTCGAATGATTTATAGTAACGCTATTTATACCAAGAAACAAACTACAACTATTATTTATAAAACGCTAAAAGATTTGAAGAAAGGGTGATATAAAATGCCAATTCCACTACAAGTAAATGTCGCAGGTATTGATTATCAAGTGCAATACCAAGAAGGTATGCTAAGAACTTATAATCTTATGGGACAGGTTTTATATGCCGAATCCAGAATAGATATCGATTCATCAATGAGTAAGACTAAAAAAGAACAAGTCTTTATACATGAATTAGTTCACGCTATGTTAAAAGAATCAGGGTATGAAGAGCAGGATGAAGATATGGTGAATAGGTTATCCATCGTTTTATATCAAGTACTCAAACAAAATGATTTGAAATTTTAAGCGTTGATATTGCTGAATAAATATTCATAAATAACTTCCGATAATAATTAATTATGTAAACTTGAAGTTGCTTAAAAGGTTGATATAAAAACGTTTATAATGCACATGGAAAATAAGCTTATACCAATTTTTATACATGCGTTATAAATCCTTTATTTATGTACACTTACGAATAGTAATTGGTGAACAATATTGCTGGTCTGTGTATAAAATGCTGCATACAAAAACTCTATAACGAAATTACAAAAGGCGTAGAAATACGGCTTTTTTATTTTTGCTTAAAAGGTGGTGAAATACATGGTTGAAGTCATGGGATATTTTATTATCATCTCAATTCTTTGTGTCTTGGCATTAGTAATTTCCAGATTTATTAAAACAAGAAACAAAACGTCTCTTCCAACTGAATTGGTCAACCAAGAGATGTTTGCAGAGCAGGAACAGGTCATTACAGAGTTACCTAAACGGCCTGTAGCCGACTCTCATTGGCATGTAAAAACGTTTATACGACCAAGACGAAAGAGGGTGTGATTATGAAGGATTATCTAGTATGTCTAAAAACTGATGTTAGTGTTCCAGTAGAAAATATTACTGATATATGCAGGTATGAGAATTTTGTTGAATTTTATAACGGTGATGTATTGGTTGCATCTTTTGTGAATGAAAACCTAAGTCACTTTTTACAAGTGGATAAACACACAGTGGAAACATTCAAGAATCCAATTTTTAGAGAACCAGGTAGCTTTAAATAAACATGTTGTCTTTTTTAAGCATTTGAAGACATTAAAGAACAAATGACTAAGTGTTTCGCGGGCGAGAGCGTGCGAAGGACAGGAGGATAACATGCAAGTAAATTTTGAGACATTAAAAACATTGGTTGAAGCTGGTGATAAGTCGGCTTTTGAAAAACATATCTTTGAGAGTTTGGAAAAAGGTGACGTAGTTGCGGCAGCATCACACAATGCTCTAGTAAAAAGTGAACTAGATTCAGAGAAAGACAAGCATCACAATACAGCACTTCAAACATGGAAGGATAACAACCTTCAATCATTAATCGATGATGAAGTTTCAAAGCGAAATCCGCAAGAAACGCCTGAACAAAAGACTATTCGTGAATTAAAAGAACGTCTTGATCAAAAGGAAAAATCAGAACAACGAGCAGCATTGAAAGAAGCAGCTCTTACTTATGCAACTGACAAAGGGTATGATGCAAAGTTCGCAACAAAGTGGATTGATAGATTACTTGGTGAAGATGAAACAGTTACAAATACCACGTTGGATAACTTTAAAACGGACCTTGATGCTATTGTACAAGCCCAAGTAGAAGAAAAGCTTAAAGGTGCTAATCGTAATCCTGGTGGTGGATCAGGCGGAGGCGCAGATTTATCAACTGGTGCACGTGTAGCACAACAAAATCAGAATAAAAATGCTGAAGAACAACAAAAAGCGTTCTTCGGATAAGGAGGATAAGCAATTATGAAATTTAAAAAGACGGAATATACAACACCAGCTGAGATTTTAAAATTTCCTGAACATCATGTATCCGTATCAGTGTATGTAGACGACACGGGCATTACAGCAAATGCAGAAGGTAAGAAAATCGTTCCTGCTGGCACAATTGTTGGTGGTGGGTTTCTAAATAATCGAAGTGTTAAGGCAACGAAAACAAATAGCGCTTCTGCTGAAGGCGTTCTACGTTATGACGTAGATGTAACGTTTGGTCCAGCCAATGGGGCAGCAGTTATTCACGGTTTTGTTGATTTAAATCGATTACCTGAAGCACCAGATGCAGCTGCTATTACAGCGTTAAAACAAATTACATTCTTAAAATAATGGAGGTTTAAAGTATGCCAACTATTTTTGATTTAGTAACAGCGAAAAATACCAAGGATTACATTGAAAATTCCGATCAAAAGGTTTATTTAGGAGCGTCTTTGTTTCCGAATGATAAACAACTAGGACTAGAATTATCTTATTTAAAGGGCCGTCATGGAGCACCAGTAGTTTTAAAAGCAGCAGCGTTTGATGCTAATGCACCTGTTCGTCCACGTATTGGTGTTCAAAAAATCGAAACAGAAATGCCTTTCTTCCGAGAACAAATGAATGTGAAGGAGAAGGAGCGTCAACAAGTCAATACTCTTTTAGCTGGTGGTCAAACTCAACTTGCTGAAGCAGTGTTAAAGCACGTGTATGACGACCAGAAAGCACTTGTTGATGGAGCAAATGCTACAGCTGAACGTATGCGTATGCAACTTCTGACAACAGGAAAAATTTCTATCGACAGCGGTGCTGAAGGTGCACAGTATGATTATGATTACGAGTTTGATCCATCACAATTTGAAGTGCTAACAGGCACTGACGTCTGGTCAGATCCAAATTCGACACCAGTTCAAGATATTATGCGTTGGATGCAAGCTGTAAAACTAGCAAATGGAGCACGTGCTATTGTAAATAGTGCAACGTTTGCACATTTAGCTGCTCATGAGTCTATTCGAAAAGACCTTAATCCATTAGGAGCTACAAGCATCATCTTAACAAACGATGATGTCAAAAATTATTTACAACGCAAATTAAAACTAAGTGTGGCAATTTATGATGAAACGTTTATCGATGAAACTGGCGTTGAACAAAAATTTGTTCCAGATGGTGTGTTCACATTAATTCCACCAACAGGTACGCTAGGCAATACAGTGTATGGTACTACACCAGAAGAATCAGATTTAATGACAGGTGCTACAAAAGCTAATGTTGAGATCGTGAATACTGGAGTAGCTATCACAACTGTAAAACAAGAGCATCCAGTGAATGTTCAAACGATTGTTTCTGAAATTGTACTGCCATCATTCCCTGTTGCAGATAAAGTGTTTATTGCAACTGTTTTATAATCAAGCGACTTGATAATTAGTCGCTTTTTTCTATTTTACGGAAAGGAGAGATACGAATGTATTCAGTAGAGTTATTAAGAAATGCAAAAGTTCATGGTAAACCCCATAAAGCAGGTGAGCTTGTGAACGTTGACAATGATTTACTTGAGGAATTAAAAGAAAAAGGTCTTGCTGGTACTGTAGAAGAACTTAAAAAGACTTCAAGGACAACCAAAGTTGTAGGCACGAAAGACGGTGAATAGTTATGTGGGCTGTCACTGATGATGATGTGAAATATTATGCAACATTAGGCCAAGTTAAAAAGCCAAATGTTGATTACTACAAAGCTATGTTACCGGTGTTGCTTGATAAAGTGAATGAGGATTATAATACATGTTTCACACCTGAAAACATGCCACCAAATGTCAAATTATTTTTGGCTAAAGCAGTACCATTTTTCAGTGGCGCCAGTGGATTAAAGTCACGAAAAATGGGATCTGTTTCTTACTCATTTGATTTTAATGATATGCCTGTAGCTATTACGGATTTATTAAAACGTTATAGAAAGGCGAGATTCCATGTTTTTCGACCCTATGGATGAGTTCCCTCATACTGTGAATATTAAAGAAGAAAAGTCAGTTCCGAACGGCTCTGGCGGTTCTACGAAGAAATGGGTTAAAACAGGTGAACTTGACTGTTTTGTAGATACACCAACATCATCAAGATTAGTAGAGATGAAACAACTTGGCGTGTCGTTTCATCGTGATATTTATTTTTCCTATGGAGAATCAATACCTTTAACATCAAGAATTGAGTATGAAGGTGTCGAGTATACAGCTGCAGGTGATGCAGAGGACCAGGGTGGCATGTATGAAGTTATGCGTTTGCCATTAAAGAGGGTGTGACTATGGGCATTACCAAAAGAGGAAACAAACGTGTAGAACGTGCTCTTAAAAAGTGGCAAGACGATATCATCGATGAAATAAAGCGTATTATCAGGAATACAACTCTATTGTTAGAAAAAGAATTGAAAGCTAGAATGCCTCATGAAACAGGCGAGATGGCCGATTCGATTAGTGTAACATTCGATGCCGATGGGTATGGTGCAAAACTAGAAATCGGAGCTTTTTACGCAATCTACGTAAACTATGGTACGGGCATCTATGCACAGGGACCAGGAGGAAGTAGAGCAAAGAAAATCCCTTGGGTGTACTTCAATACACGCTGGGGTCGTTTTGTCCTGACTCATGGTCAACGAGCTCAATTCTTTTGGGAACAGGCTGTAGATGAAGCAGCAGATTACTTCATCAAAGAATTTAGAAAGCTAGGGAAGTGACAATATGGCACTACCATTTTTAGAACTACAAACGGCGGTGTATCAACGATTATCAAATGATGCATCGCTTTTAAATTTGGTCACAGGTGTGTATGACCATGTAACGGAGCAAACACCTTTTCCTTATGTCTATCTTGGTGAACCCTTGCTGAATATCGACCAGGAAGTGAAGATTGAAGATATTGCTGAAGAAACGATAGCCATACACGTATATCACAATCAAGAAACAAGTGGCGAGTATGGCAATGCAAAAGTTTATGAAATCTTAGATGCTGTTCATGAGGCACTTAAGTACAAGATTGAATTGCCATCTTATGAAATTATG